ATGTCCGAGACATTGTGCGAGCCAGCCGACCAATGGAGGATGATCCGCTTCATGCTCACGCGGCAGGCTCCGCGGGAACGTAATAGCTCATCCCCCCCGCCCAGATGCGCCGGGGGTTGTCTACGGTGGCGGGGTCCACCCACTCGACGCCAGGGCCGCCTTGAGCCAGCACGGCGAGGTCGTGGCCCTGCTGGACGTAGCCCTCGGGCACGGGGTCGGGAAGCGGGCCGGACACCTGAGTGACACGCACGTTCACATGGTGCCTGTCGTCCATCACCGCTGGCGTGACGATCTCGCCGTCAGGGCCGATCACCGCAGGGGTCACGACGATGGGGCCGATCTCGTCGATGTAGCAGCCAAGCGGGCGTCCCTCGTCATCGGTGAGCGCCATGTCGGAGGCGTAGGCGTCCCAAGCGGCTTTCGTGTCGGCGCGGTACATTAGATCAGACATCAGACGGTCCTCGCTTGGAGTTCGCTGTCAGAAATGCGGCGTGGCAGATAGGTGATTTGCCTAATCCAGCCATTCAACGCCTCTTGGTTTGACGCATACGTTCCTATAGTGAGCATCGTGGCTGCGGCAGGCATCGTTACCGTAGTGTCCGGCGTGCCGAGCGTTCCGTTGAGAGCAGCATTCGTGTCGTTAGCCGCAACAGCCGTTCCGACTTTGAAGGTCGTGTTTGATGTAACACTTCCTAGCGCCACATTTGACTGAGTGCTTCCGCCTGAAACAACGAGCTGTCGGAGTTCTGTCGAGAGCTGCTGATTGTATAGGCCAATGCGGTTTGAAGATGTTTCATTCGACAGCAGGATGACCGATCTGAAGCCGCCTGATGTAGAAACCGACATCATCTGTGCGCTTACAACCAAGGAAGACGCGCTCGCCGAGTACGGGAACTGACTGGTTGCCACGGAGGCAACATCGGCGCTGCGGGTGACGGTGGATGCGCCCGTGGGAATGTAGCTGGTGGCGAAGGATGCCGCTTCCTCAAGCTGTGCGCCGTAGATCACCGTGGAGCCTGTCGTGGCATTATTGCTAGTGCCGTTCCCAGTAGTGTTAATCGCCGCAAAACACTGGAAATACAGGGTCACATTACCCGTCGAGTTGTTCGCAGTTCTGATCTCAACTCGCCAATACGTGCCGTAATCAGTGACCACACACGTAGCTGTCGGCCCTTGGTTCCCGGTTGAGGCAGTGGCAACACCGGTGTTCGTGTTAATCGTGAACCCACTGACAACCGCTTGGCTGCCCCCCAAGATGTTGATCGTAAGCAAAGGGAATGAGGCAGCAGCCGTCGTCTTCCTAAAGAAAAGGCTGCCTACATAAAGCTTGCTGTCGTTGGCAACGGTATAAGGCTGGAATACAGATGAGGCGGCTGAGGCGTTGCTGTCTGTAATTGTCCATGCGCTATTCGTAACACCATCCGGGCCAACTTGATCCTGAGCAAGTGTTGCGCCATCTATTGCTTGCCACGGGGCTGTCGTGAATGCGTTGGTGCGCCGAAGCAGATTGGTCCTCTGCTCCTCCACCAGCAACCCGCGACACGCAAGAGACGACGGATCGAAATCCCGCCGTGGCCCATGGTAAGCGCCCGCAACGGGTGCTGCGAAGGGACTGGCGACATAGGGGTCCAGCGAGGCGCTGTCGGAGAGCTGCGCGCCCCAGAGGTAGATGCCAGAGGTGCCGTTCGGGGTCCAACTTCCGGTAACAGAGCCAGAAGTATAACTATCTGGAAGAATGTAGAGCGCAAACCGCTGCGGGGTCGCTCCTGCAAACGTTGTGGAAATACGATACCAACCGTCGGATAGAGCAGCAATTTCTGGATTGGTTGGAGTAAGCCCACCTGATGTGTTGGTCGCAAGGACGCTTCCAGCACCGCTTAACAAGAAAGCTACAGAGGCACCAGTAAACTGATCTTCTCTAAGTGCTACCTTTGTATATCCATTCGGTTTCACATAGATAGAGTGCTTTTGGCTGTTGCCCGCAGAAGATACACTCGCGTAAACAACATGAGTTCCGCTTGTTGTGTCTGGAATAATCAGGTCAGCAGTCTGAAGGCCATTGGGCGACAGCAAGGCGTTGGAGAAAGACCCAGAACCAAATGCGAGAATGTTCAGCTTGTTCCAATAAGCATTGCTAAAGTCCTCACTGAACCCCAACAGGTTCTTCGCCGTGGTCGGGTTATACAGCGGATAGGCGCTGGTGTTCGCCTGCATGCCGCCGAGGTCGCTTCTATAACAATAACCGCCCCAAACAAGAAGGTCTGCAGCCGTCTGTGAGCTATCAGCAATAATGCCGACAGCGTAACTTCCGGCCTGACTTGCAGTAAACTCTATTGTGAATAACTGCCAAGCCGTGGTCGCTGTCTGATTGGAGGAAATTGTTGCCGTCTCATCGCCGTATATGCGGAACGTTTGAGATGATCCGATGTTAGACTTCACCCAAAGACCAAAAGTAAACTTTTGTCCAATAGCTTGCGAAATATTTTGTTTGACGAACCAAAGACCCGCCGCGCCGACCACACGATCAGCAGTCGTTGTGCTGTTTGGCGCGGTGGCCGTATTTGCCGTAACAGTAGCCGCAGCAGTTGTGCTCTTAGTCCATACGCTCGCATCGAACTGCTCGCTCGCCAGCAGCAGATTATGCGGAGCCCACTTGATGCGGCCATCCGCGTCCGTCACGGTCGCTAGGCTGCCGCGCGAGAAGGTGATAAGTTGAGTGGCAAAGCCGGTCGTTGTTGTCGGCATCGATCAAATCCCTATCGCGTAGCTGTCCACTGTGAAATCAAGACCCAGGCCGTTGTCAGCTCGGATAGGCCCGGCGCCCAGAAGCAGCTCGGCATTGGTGGCGGTGCGAACGGCATACGTGTTGCTGATGAAGTCGAGAGAGAAACCGCGCCACTCGTCATCAAGCGCGCTCACTGCGGTCCAATGACCGCCCCCGCCCGTGAGCGGTATCGCAGGCGTCGCTATGGCGCGGGCTAGTTTCACCACTGCCTCACGAGGCCGGTGGCCGTCGTGGCGGCCATGACGTTGGTGAAACGCTGCACGATGACAGTGCCGGCGGGCACGGCGACAAACGTCACCGTCTGGCCCGCCTCGGTCTTGAGCGTGACATTACCGGCGCCGCCAACGTAGAGCGCCACGCCGAAATTATCGGCGGTATCGCTCGGCGTCACAGCCGCGGCGTTAGAAGGGATCTGGGAATTGAGCGACATCGCGAGCTTCTCCGGCTATCGATCGAGGGGAGATGCCCTGCCTCGAAACCGAGGCGTCGCGCACCGCTAGTTATGCCCTATTCGGGCCCGGCGATCAATACTTGGGTTTGGGCTTAGAGGTCGGCTTCGGCTTCTTTTTTGAACCAAACATGGTTTGCTCCTTAGTACTTGGTTGAGAGTTTCGGGTTGTCTCGGAAATACCGCCGGATGCGCTTCTGCGCCTCGGGCGTGTTCTGCAGGAGGTTGATCCCCTCCTCACGCAGGATCCGCTCGATCTCGACGTTTGGAATGGATCCCATCTTTCGAAAGGTTCGGCCCGTGGACCAGCCTGCGTTGCCCATGCTGCGCTCGTGCGCGAGCTCCTCGAGCAGCGGCTCAACGTCCTCGGTCTTGCGGATCAGAAGCTTCTGCTCCTTCCAATCCCAATGCTCCTCGACAAGCTGACCCGTGAGAGGGTCGATGTACCTGGTATCAGGCAAGGTCTTCCGCACCCTTGGAGCGGCGCGTGGAGGCCTTCGCAACGGCCGTCACGATCGCCGTAGCGGCCTTCTCCATGGCAGCAGTCTCGATGGACTGGCGCGGCGGGCCCATGTCAGGCACCGGAGAGAGTTCGGCGTCCTTCGGTGCCTCGACTGCATCACCCACGCCAACGGCGAAGGCGGCCCAGTTCTTGTCGACCTCGATGACCGAGCCGACGCCCCAGAACACGTCCGCATAGCAGTTGGGCTTCTTGAGAATGACTTTCATGGTGTCTCCTGGTTGGGGATCCTCGGGAGCCGAAGCCCCCGAGGTACGCTGAACGATTACGAGAGCGCGGTGATGATGCCGTGGGCCTTCTGGTTGCCCACCTCGAGGGTGCCCTCGTACTGGATCAGGCGGTTCTCGGTGTGGCCGGTGCGGGCCAGCTCGAGCTGCCGGGTCGGCTGAAGATCACAGATCTTCACGTACTCGGGATCGATGAGGATCATCGAAGCGGCGTTCGAAAAGCGATCAGGAATAATTTCAATCATTCCGAATTCGCTTTCATAGAAATCGACCGCATTCACGAGGCGCTTGCTGTCGGCTTCCTTGTACTTGGTGGCGTAGCCGTTGAAGGTCTTCGAGATGGTGCGCTTCACGCCCGGCCCGACGATCCCGTACTTGACCTCGCCGCCGTTGGTCCAGCAGGACTGCACGACGGTGTTGAGCATGTCCTCGCTGATGGTGCGAGCGGTGCCCGGAACGTGGGCAGCGTTCGGATAGCCATCGGTCGTGCCCGAAAGCGTCGGGGCTGCACCGGCGCCAGCGCCACGGGAGGCGTTGGTGATGATCCAGGCCTCGAGGCCGGCGAGCTTGCGGGTCGTCGCGCCCACGGCCGCGCCGGGGTTGGCGGCGACGTTCGCCAGCATGATCGTCTCCTTATCGCGCTTCAGCTCCTTCAGCTTGTAGGAGATCTGCTTCGCGATCTTCTCGACGTTCGCGGCGCCGTTCACGCGCTGGCTGGTGTCCGTCACCTTCACGACCTTGTCCATGATCTGCGTATAGTTCGCCATACGCAGGGCAGTGACGGGCGTGTCGGTGGCGGGGCTGTCCTCGCCTTCGGGCACGGCATTGTTGGCGTCCACCGCGCCGAGCTCCACAACGGGCCACTCGTGCTTGGTGTTGGTGCAAGAGCCCTTGCCAGCAATGCTGCTGATGAAAGGCGTCTCGGTCGGGCTGATCATGTTCTCAGCGTCGGTCAGATCCTCGCGGATCGTCTTGCTGTCATAGGTTTCAAGGGCTGCGGCTGCTACGGCCATGTTCGTATTCCTTAAGCTCGCTTGCGCGACACCAAAAGCGTGGCGGCGACATCGTCGGGTTTGCCACTCTTCTTCGCGCGGTTGATGAGTTCAGCTCGGAGCTTCTTCTCGGAGCTCTGAGCCGGTTGAGCAGTTCCAGGCCGGATGAGCGTCTTCGGCCTCGGCTGGTCGCCGGTCGGCCTCTTCAGGCGGGCCTCGGTCTCAGCCATCTGTTCCCGCCGCCAGGCGAGTTCAGCGAGGATGAGGACAGGCACATGGCCGTCGAGAGCATTGAGCTCGTCGTCGGTCACGCCATAGCTCTGTGCCACCTCGCGGATCTTCCCCATAACGACTGGCGCTTTCTGGGGGTCGGCGAGGGCCGGCAGTTTTTGCAGAAGGGTGCGGGTTTCCTCCTCGACGCGCTGCGCTTTGCGTTGGGCCTCAATCTGGGCCTGCTGCGCCTGCTTCGCGGAGATCTCCTGCTGGATCTTCTGCGCCTTCTCCTGGGCATCGATGAGCTCGATCCGCTTCAGCGCATAGGCTTGCGGGTCACGGGCCCTGAGTTGCTCCAGGTCAATCTGTGGATTTGCGAATTTGTTCCAGACCTCTTGAATGGCCTGGAGGTGCTGCACTTGCTGCTCGAGCGCAACATAGGACTGCTGCGCGATCTGCTCCTGCTGCTTGCGGTACTCGACCGCCTGCTGCACCTGTTTGGCGATGTATTGCGTGCCGGAATAGCTCTGCTTCAGCTCGCGGAGCGTGACCTCGGCCGGCTGGCCGTCGACGACGACCTCGACGGTGTAATCATCCAGGTTCTCAGGCACCGCCTGCTCAGGCTGTTCCTGCTCTTCCGGGGCCTCTTCCTCGGCCTCGGCTGTCTCGGGGGCTACCTCACCGTCTGCCGGCTCGTCATCGGCCTCCGCGGCATCCTGCTCGACCGGGGCGAAGCGCCCGTCCGCACCCCTGGATGGAGAACCAGGAGAACGTGCAGGCGCCTCGCCGCCGGCCTCGCTCGCCGCCGGGGCAGCGGCAGCAGGCGACAGAATGGCGTTAATGACCTCAGAGCTTTCCGCGTCAGGCGGCATCCAGTTTCTCCATTGTGAGCTTGTTCAAATGCGCTTGAAGCCGGCCCCGCAGTCGTGCGAGGGCGATACGCTCGGCGCGCAAGGCGTCTGCCTTGACGGGGTCGAGGCAGTCCGCGATCTCATCCGCCAACTGGCGGCGCAGCTCGTCGACGGCCTCGTCGAAATGCGGCTGGTCGAGGGCCTGCTTCAGCGACTGAAGCTGCCGGATCTCGCGCTCGCCCATCATTGCGGCATACCCTGCGGCACCGGCTCAGGACGGCCGGGATAGTTGCGTTGCGCCGCCTGCTGCGCTGCAACAGCGGCCTTGGCGGCCGCGTCGAGCTGCACTTGCTGGGCCTTGATGGCGAAATCGGCGTCGGCCAGGTCGCGCTGGCGATCGTCGTCCATACGCGCCTTGACCATGTCGGTGGCGAGCTGGGTCTCGAGCTTGGCCTGCTCGATGGCGCCACGCTGCTGGATCTCGGCCGATTTGATCTGCATCTGGGCCTGAGCCTTGATCTGCTCGGCCTGCACGAGGCCGGCGCTGGGATCGGGCTGTTGGCTGGCCTGGGCCTGCATCTGGCGCATCTGAGCCGTGATCTGCTGCAGCATCTGCTCAGGCACGAGCGGCAGATAGTCCGAGACGTTGCGGATGCCGGCGAGCTTGAGCTTGTCGGAAATGGACTTGCGGAGCTGCTCCCAGCCCGCGATCGGGTTGTCGAGGCCGAGCATGCCGATGATCTGCTGCTGGACCTGAGCCACCTCGGTAAGAGCCATGGCTTTCTCGCCCACGCGCCCGTTGCCGAGGCCCACGTTGACGTTGATGGTCACCTGGTCGTGCCAGAGGTCGGGCCTGACCTCCTCAAACCCGGTCATGGTGCGAACCGACTGCGGCCCGCGCATCTCGTACATGGCCGTCCGCAGGATGCAGAGGAACAGATCCGTGACGCCTGTCTCGGCCAGGTTCCGGGCCATCATCTCGATGCGAGCGTCAGAGCCCTGCACCATGGCGCCGGCGGCTTCCTTGGGCGTTGACTGCAGCACGTCACCGGAAAGGCCCTGCGAGAGCTTGGTGACGCCCGAGCGGGCCTCGGCCACGGCCTCGAGATATTGCAGCACGGGCAGCGTCTGGCCGGCGACGAAGGGCGTCGTCAGCTCCTCGATCATGCCCGGCGCCTTCGTGCGAACGATCGAGCCGATCTCGCCATTGATGAGATCTTGTAGGTTGACGGCCTCCTCGACCGCGGCCGTGCGCGGATTGTTCACGAGGCCCGTGTTGTCGATGATCGACCGAAGCAGCGCCGTCTGCGCGTCCTGGTCCTGCATGAGATCTTCCGCCAGGCAGATGGGGAAGAAGCGATGCGGCTGGAGCTCGGCCTTGAACACGGCCAGCGGAATGAAATTGGCCGGCTCGTCGATCACGATCTTGTAGCCGGTGCCGACCGTGATCAGGTGGCGCAGCTCGGGGATGCCGTCGCCATCGGCATCGAGCCGGATCCAGGCCTCGCAGACGAGAACCTCGCGGCTGAAGGCGTCGGCATTGTCGACATCGCCCTCGGGATCGACGCCGGTGCGGAGATGCGCCTCGGTGTCGAGATCCGGGTCACGATCGGCGTCGGCCAGGTCCTCAAGCGTGAGGCCCAGCGTCTGGATCGCCTCCCAGACCTCCATGTTGATGGCCGTGCCGACGACGCGAGCGTCCTCGAGGCGGGTGGCATTGCGGCTGATGAAGAAACTCTCGGGCGGCACCGGGTCGAGATGCCACTTGTTGCGGAAGCTCTGCTTCGTGAGCACGACGCCATAGACCTCGCCCTGCCCGTCCGGGGCTGGCATCGGCGGCGTCTGCTCAGTGATCATTTGGGTCTCGTCCGTCTGCAGCATCTGAAGCTGCTCAGGCGTCACGAGATCCTCGAACGTGTGGACGGCCACCGGCGTGCGCTCGAGGCTGACCTTGATGATGCCCACGCGCGCCTTGAGCGCATCGGTGCAGGCCTGGATCAGAGCCTGATAGCCGCCGAACTTGTGGAAGACCTGGTTCACGAAGAGCGTCTGCTGCATGCAGATCGTCTCGTCGGCCTCGACCTCGGAGGTGAACTCGGCAATCGTGTCGGATTGAGTGAAGACGCGCGCCAGGCTTGGCAGCACGCTCTTGACCGCGTCACGCACGCGGGTGACGACGATCTTCGACCGGCCAGGCACTTGCTGCACGGCCGTCTTGCCGCGGTAGTAGGCATCGGCCTGCTCGCGCCAGGGGGCGATGTCCTCGTCGATGAACTCACGCGCGTCGAAGATCGCGTTCTTGACGATCGCCTGGATGTTGTCCTGCTCGAGGGGGCGCAACGTTTTCGGTGACTTGAACATTAGGCGACCCCCGCGCCGGCGCGAGCCAGGGGCTTCGACCAGTCCGTTTTGGTGTTGAGGAAGGCTTCGTTGATGCCCATCACGCCGATGCGAAGGGCGTCGGCCCCGTGCGAGGCCCAATCATGAAGCGGTTGAGATTTAATGGTCTGGAGCTTGTCGGAGAACTCGGAACGATAGTTCCGCAAGCAATCGATGCCGCGCTCGCAGTTCTTCTCGTCAATCCAGAAACGGTTGAACACCGCACGCACAGCATTGATGCCATCGTCCACCCGGTGATTTGCGACCACACGGGTTTTCAGTCCGCGCTCCTCGAGGAACTGCTTGCGGCTTTTCCCGGTCTGGAGCTCGCGGGCCTGCGCGTCGTGCGGCAGCAAATGCTCGTGGACGGCGTAGGGAAGAGCTTTGATGATGTCGACATAGGCGTCGAGGCCCTTCCCAGTGCCTTCGATGTAGTGGAGCCAATGCCATTCGCGGTTGATGACCTGGAATGTCCAGATCGCCATCGCATCGCCAATGCCAAGATCCCAGCAGGCGAAGACATCGGCCGAGCGGTCATGCGGAACCCGGCCAACACGGCCTTCGGTCTCGGCCGCAACCACGTCCCGACCGTAATAGGCGCCCTCGGTCAGAACCTCATAGCCGCCGCCCCAAATATGTTGGGCTTTCACCGGGTCGCGGAGATAATCGAAGGATTTCTCCTGCAGCAGCTCGGTCGGAAGGAAAGGGTTGTCCTCCCAATTCATCTCGACGCAAATCGCGTCCGGGCTCTTAACCGGCCCGCGGAAGAAGGAATCCACCGGATCCGCCTTGCGCCGCGGATTCCACGAGAACCAGAGCTCGCTTCCAGGCTTACGGATTGTTGGGCGCAGCACGTCGAAGGAACGCTGAGAAAGGCTTTGAGCCTCTTCCACCCAGGCGATGTCGAAGCCTTCCAGAGACTGAATGCCGATCGCATTCATGTCCTTCATGCCGCGGAAAATGATCAGCGAGCCATTCTTTGCGCGGATCTCTGTCTCGAGAACCTCGAACAGGCCACCAAGCGACATCTCGTTGATCTTGTCCACGAGAAGCTGCCGAACGGAATCGCGGATGGTGTTCTGGACCTCGCGGATACAGACCACACGGGTCGGGCCCTGGATGCAGCGCAGGATGCAGAGCGTCGCGAAGCTATGCGACTTGCCAGAGCCGCGGCCGCCGTAGACGGCCTTATACCTGGCCGGGCGCGTCAAAGGCTCGAACTTGGCCGGAAGGTTGACCAGCAACTCGCCCTTCTTTGTCGGGCTCATCTGGTTCACGGCTGCGGCCCCGGAGGCGTGAGGAACTGTACGCCGATGCTGAGAGGCTGATTGTCCGGGCCCGTATGCTCGAGCTGTTGTTTCTCACGCCATTCTTCCGGCGCGGCATTGGCGAGAGCAAAGCGGCGGGCATTGACGGCAGGCCCAGGCATGTCGGTCTGAAGCATGCCTTTTTCGAGATAACGTGTTCGGGCCGCCTGGCCCTTAAGGCAAGCTACAGAAAATTCGGGGTGAACAGAGCGCCACTCGTCAATTGTGATGCGGGCAACGCCGATCTCACCAGCGAAAGCAGTCAGAGACAGGCCCTCGCCCATCACCTTGACGACTAGGTCGCAATAGCTCGGATCATACTTGCTTGGCCGCCCAGCGGGCATTTTGTCCCTCGTGTGTTACCGCCCCGAGTGGACTTGGCGTCGTGGACATACGCTTCGGTCCACCCGAGGCAGCGACATGGAACATACCAAGAACTTTTCTTGTCAACAATAATATTGTCTCTACACATCAATGGGTTGACCCATGTGTGAGTTAGGCTGGTTGCCGTTCCAGAATGTGGAGGCCTTGCTTGGTCATGCCGCAAAACGACCAGCCAGCCTTGTAAAAGCACCAGCCCCAGACTGGCCGGCTGCGTTCCATGGTAGGCTCAACTTTTCTGGGATTTACATAGGTGTAAAGCCGCTCACCCGGCCATCTGGCCCATGCTATCTTCATGGCATCCGTCAGCATGTCGGAGGCCTTGCGCTGGCTCTCGTTACGGTAGATTGCGCAATTGACGCCCTGCTGCCCGTCGCCACTGATGAATTTGCGCCAAACGCACAAAGCCTGCCCATCGGCCTGCATCAGCACCAGTTTCTCGCCTGGTCCGACGAACAGCTTTGGCCTCCGCCCATCGGCGTAAACATATCGGCTGTAGTGCCGGTCAAAGATGGAGCGGCAAGACGGGTCACCGTCCAGCATGTGCATCCAGCCTTCGCCTATGAGGAAAGGTTGAACGTTCACGTCAGCCCCATAGATCAGGCCTCAGATCCCTCTTTGAGACCTGTCCTTGTGTGAACTTGTCGATCGCAACAGCCATCTCAGCCGATGGCCTGCCACGCTTCCTGGCGGTCCAGACTGCATGCTGTGAATAGCCGATGGCTCTGGCGAGGCGGGTCTCGCTGCCGGCGATCTCAATCGCTTTTCGGAAAAGGGATTCTGCCTCACTCATGCTGCAGCCTCTTCGCTCGCGTGCCCCATACCCATGGCGTTCATGTAAACCTCGAGCAAGGTCTCCTCTTCCAGGCGCTCTTCTGCCGTCTTCTTACGGAGCCTGACCAGCAACCGCATGATCTTGGTGTCGAAGCCCGTTGCCTTTGCCTCGGCATAGACCTCCTTGATGTCGCCAGAAATGGCGGCCTTCTCATCCTCGAGCCTCTCGATACGTTCTATGAGGCTGCGGAGGTGGCCGGCTGAATTGGAAAGGGTCTCGGTCATATATGATCCTGTTGAGTTCGCTATTTGTTCTTCTAAGGGTTAGCGCCGATACTCCTGGCGTTCCGTGCCGCCAGCTCGGCCATGTCCTTCTCGTAGCCGTCCAGCAGCCTGTCCTTGTCAATGAACTGCGGCTTCTGTTCCTCGGCCTCTGGTTGGTAGCGTTGGTAATGGTGCGGCTTTGGCATTTTCGTCTTGTATGCCGCGATCGTGGCTTCCCTCTTGGCCGCAGATGCAAGATCCAGCCGCTCAGGCCGGTAGTTTCGCATGAACCAGTTGGCGGCCTCCTGATCGCCCTGCACCGTGGCGTCTCCGTCGAACTCATGGGGCCAGCCAGCCGGCACCGTGAAGCACTTTCCTTCCTTGCCGCGCGCGTCCATGAACTTGAGAGGGATCTTTCGGGCGGCAAGATATGCGCGCCACGCGCCCCATTGCCTGGGATTTGACTTCCACTCGATACCCTGTGACACACCATCCGCGAGGGCAATGACAGCGCCGCCATACATGCCAATGAAGGCAGAACCGATCTCCTGATAGTTCTCGGCCGTCACGTTATGAACGAGATGGCGCGGCGTGTTTCTTGAGGACGGCAAGCCACTGGGCTTCTTTGCTTTCGACGGACGTTCCAGCGTCATATCGGTCATTCCAGCGGTCTCCATTGAGCCAGGTGCGGGGTTGGGGGATGAACTCGGTGCCGACCTTGCCGCGAGCCGTCATGGCCTGGGCAAAGTGCTGGGCGCCTTCGATGATGGTTGTGAGAGAAGCCCGTTTCCTGGCCGCAGCGAAAGCTTTCACGGCAGACTTGCGGTCCATCGCCCCATCACGCTTCGGGTAAACGCTCCAGAAAGCATCGAAGCCGTCTGGATCTGTCGCTGAAACGGCTTTGGAAGGGGAAAGGGGTAGGTTTTTAATATCTAACTTAGAGGGTATATTTATAATATTATCCTCTACGCGCGCGAGGAGCGTTACATCCTCGTCACTATCGCGTGACTTTGGCGTTACAGTAACGCTACTGTGACGTTCTCTGTAACGCTGTTGTCGCATCGCTGTTGCGTTACGCTTGGCTTCGTCTGCCTCAAGCTGCTCAGCGAGAAACAGGAGCGCCTCTGCCATAGCCTCCGCAGGCATGGCAGCAATTCTTTTGAGAGTGGCCGCCGTTATCTTCACGCCGCCTTCTCCGTCTTGAACTCAAGATCCAGCGCCACAAGGCAGGCTTCCAGCTTCGGCCGGAACTTGCTTATCTGCTGGTCAATCTTCTGAATGCCGTGGATCACGGTCGAGTGATCACGGCGCGCAAAGGCGCCTATCTGAGTCGTGGGGCGCGACGTGTAGTTCTTGCAGATCCAATAAAAAACCTGCCGAGCCTCCGCGAGAGGCGTCGTCCGCCGATCGCTCATCAAATCAAGCTCGCCGATTTTCCACACGTCACAGACGGCGGAAGCAATCTCGCGCATCGTGGGCTCAACCTCGCGTCTGGCGAAAACCCGCGAGGCCCACTGGTCCCGCTTAGACCACATCTGATTTATAGCTGTGTGCGATCGACCGAGAGCTGCAGCAATCACAAGGCTGTTTTGCCCTGCCCTCTTCATCAGCGTCAGTATTTTTATATCTGCGTCGGTCCAGGGCGCCGCTGTGGAGCCGTCCTCGCGAAACTGCGGGTTCCACTCCTTCTTTTTCAGAATATCCACAACGGCTGGCTTTCCCGCATCCGAGACCCTGTAGGTCCAAAAATGCCCGTCAAGCTCCTGAGCAATATCGACCTCTGTCCACATTCAAATAAACTCCCTGCGCTTGAAATTGAGATGCTGAGGACCGCATTTCCCAGTGCCGTTGGCGTGGCTGCGCTCAGGCTCAGGGGCGTTGTCGCGCTCCCAGACGCACCGGATGGAATGGCCTTGGAACGCGAGGATCTGCGGTGATGAACACCAGCGACCACCCTCCCGATCGGGGTGCATGAACTCGCAATCCCGGCACATGTTGTCGGTCGTCGTCGAATACTGCGGGCTCATGCAGCCTCCATCTCATTGCCGTGAGCGGCCCAGCCATCGCGGGGAGAACGGCTGAAAAGCTCAATCTTCGGCGTTGTGGGGAACAGGGCCTCGATCATCTCAGCAAAGGCTGCAGGCTTCTCAGAATGGCGCGAAACAGGCGCCTGGACGACGGATGTCGGCTGAGAGCCGGGCGCAGGGGCCGGAATCGCGCCCTTGGTGCCTATCAGCAGCAGCTCGTGCTGATTCCGGGCCCAGTAACCCGTGCCCATCCGGTCCTTCACCCAGACGACGTGGCTTTTGTAGGTGAAGCCCCAGGCGCGCATGACCTCGAGTGCCTCGGGCAACATGGGGCTGGTGGCCCAGAGGAACAGCACGGAATCATCGGCAGCCGGAACTTTCAGGGCCTTAATGGCCTCGAGGTCCATGGTCGGGTAATGGTTGTCGGCCGAGCGGTCCATGCCAGCCTCGCTGTAGGTCTCGAAACGCCAGGGCGGATCTGCGTACACCACGCCATAAACCGCGGCCTCTGAGGCAAGCGAGACGGTGATCGTCTTCTCGGCCAGGGCCTTCTCTTTCTCGGCGCGAGCGAGCTGCTTCATCACCGGCTTGGCACTGACCTTCTCACCGGCCGCGGCGCGCTTGATCAGCGCCTCCTGCTGGGGCTGGGGAAGCTTGGCGAGGGCGTCGAGCTCCTCGCCTTTGTCGAGACTGGTGCCGACGACCTTGGCGATGGAATCGATCTTGGTGCCGCGGGCGGCATCCTTCTGAACGGCGCTCTCGGAGCGGCCAGTCTTGGCGGCGGTGTCGGCACTGAACCGCCTTGCCTGGCGTTGAAGGATCTCGTTGAAGAGTGCCTCTTCGGCAGGATCGTAAACTTTACGATCTTCCACCTTGCTATGCTGGTTGGCGCGGTTTTGGTGTTTCCCGTTCTTCGTCTCCGGGTAGAGCTCTTCATAGAGCTTCTTCCGCTCGGAAACGTGCATGGCGCGCTCAGCCGGTGAAAGCTCACCCCTTGCGAGGTTCTCATCGATCTCCGCCAGACGGGCCTCGGCATCGCCGGTCTCGACGATGATCGCCGGGATGGCCTGCCAGCCCAATTTCTTGGCGGCCTCGAGGCGGTGAAGGCCGGCGATCAGCCAATAGCCCGTGCCCTTCTGGGGGCGCAGGATAATCGGGTTGATGAGGCCGACCTGGCGCATGGAATCGGCCAACCTCTCGACGTTTTTGGCGTCAAGCTGGCGCAGACGATCGGCATAGCCAATGCCGTTGATGTTGATCTGCCGGGATTGAGGAGGGGCGAACCCCTCCTCCGTCGCGAATGATCTGGCTTCCGCCTTCATGCGATCACCGGGAAATCTTTGGTGTCATCCCAGGCCAGAGAGGCCGCCGTCGCGCCCGTGCCCTTGGCATAGGTGTGCAGCGCCTTGATGATCATCGCATTGCGCTGGGTCTCGTGGATCCGCCCCATGTTCTGAGAACGGATCTTCTCCACCAGGTTCACGAGCTTCTTGGCCCCGCCCTTCATCGCCTTAAGGTCGGCCATGAATGCAGAGGCCGCCTTGTCGTGCTTCTGGCGGAAAATGTAGAGAATGGCCGCCAGTGCGCTTTCGTGCAGCACCTTCGCCGTCTTGCAGGCATACTTGGCCTCAGCCACGCAATTGTCGAAGAGCGGCTGCTTTAGGCCCCGGTACGTGTCGAGGAGCTCGTTGTTCGTGTAGGTCATGGCGCGGTTCGTAGGCTGATCGCTGGTCAAGATCAGAACCCACCGCACGGCTGCGGATGCGCTGCTGGCATTGGTGATACCGGCAATGGCGAACACATCATCGCCCTTGCGCTTCCGGCCCGTGTCCATGACGGAGAAACTCTCATCATCGATGCCGAAGACGATGTAGGTCTCGAAATTGACACCGGAGCGAATGCAGGCTGCGAGGCGGTGCTGGCCGTCGCGCAGGATACCGGACCGGCCGAACTTGATCGTGTCGCCGGTGAGCTTCCAGCGGCCCACGGTCATGTCCTGAGCATACTGGACGATATGACTGGAGCGCGTCGGGCGATTGTGCGGGTTCAGGTCGTTGAGGATGTACTGGGCGAGGAGAGGCGTGACAGTGACACGCCGCGGGTTCTCGGGCGGGTTCTTCCGCAGGGCGTCGAGCATCGCTACCTGGCGCTCGATCGGGGAATTGGGATCGATGTAACGCGGGCCGCTCTCGAGGGCCGGCAGCGCATCGATCGGCGCCGGCTTGATGTCGAGCCCGCGCTTTCCCACCGCGATCTCAGCGATGCGGCCGGCATTGGTCTTGAAGAAGGCGGCAATGTCGTGCTGCTTGTCGCCACGCACGAGCATGCCCTTTACCATTGAGATTTCTTGGTTATTCAGCATTGTCTTCTCACTCTTGCCGGCCTCATTACCCCGGCCGGCTTGGGGAACTCTCAGGCCGCGGCGAACGCGTCGGCCTCGACGATCGTGATCTCGGCGGCAACACCAGCGGGAAGATCAACTGTCCAAAACAGGTTCAGACCCATGACGTGCTTGTCGTCGTCGATGGCATTGATGTGTTGGAGTAGGTCCAGAATGCCTTTGGCGCGATTATCCAGGTCGGCATTCGCTCGAGGGCGCCTCATCGCCACAGTAACGAAGACGGGCCCGGCAAAACGATGCTGCTTCATCAGTTGCGGCATGAGGTTCCATTCCTCACCACGCAGGAAGGTCATGTATTCTGCCGTGCGATAGGTCTTCCCGCCTTTCGTGTGGCGGTAGAGATGGTTCACACTGGGCGGCAATGCATCAAGGCGCAGCTTGGTTTTCATGGCGTCAGATCCGCCGCTTAACCGCGTCTGCCGCCAACACGGCGCGCTTCGCGTTCTGGACCGAAAAGATCGCCAAGTTCTTCAATGCATTCACGAAAAAGAGCAGGATCACTCTCCTGCATCGCGAGAATAGTTTGAAATGCTGCTGCCTTGAGTTTCCGATCATGTTCTGCCGCCCGTTGCCTGATTTGATCCGCGATGTGCGCGGGAATATTTTTCCACTCGCGATACCAACCATGCCGAGCCTGGTTGAACGTGAGGCCACTGTTACGCGCGGCCCTGCGAATGCACGCCTTCACTGACTCGCCCGGCTCGCTCGGGCTGGCGAGCTGCCGAAGCAGCGCGCTGATTTCGTCCTGCACTTTCTCCGCAGAGGTCATGCGTTCCTCATGCGCGGATGATCTTTCCGCCCGCACGGATGCGGATATCAGTATTTTCACTGACGGAAAGGAGGGCCTCATGAAAAAGGTGATCAGCTTCAAGGAATGGAAACGGGCGCGACTCGGCGTGAATGACGGCACGCCTGTTCGTCGCCGCGCCCGGTCCACGCACCGGGGGGAGGCACCCAGCGGTTTCGTGACAATTGGCGTTTTGAGCGCCGAACTCGTGCGGCGCCTGATGGACGAGGAATAAAAAGTGGCCCGCGTTCTGGGATTTGACGCGGGCCAAGTTGCCGCCCCGCGCACAGGGGGGCGCGGTCACTGGTCTGGAAAGGGGGACGGCCAGCGCGGCGGGGTTCATGCGGCATCCCCAAAGGCGTGGGGACGCTCAACGTGGGCAGGCCATTCCGCATTGTCTGGCCAATTGGCGGAAAACCAACGCATGGCGCGTTCAAAATTGCCGGTCGATAAATCTCCGCCTGCAGAAATCCTGTCCAAAACATGACCTGCATTGAAAACAATCGTAGATACACGAGCGCGAGAGAGGCTGCGCGCGGAGGCATAACCGTCAGCTACAGCGATAAGTTGGTCTCGGAGGGGCGTCATGCGACAAGATATTGCGGATTGTTATCCGCACTGTCAAGGGATAACTATCCGCTCCCTGCAAACCTGTGGCGCGGATAAAATGCCGCACATGCAAGACACAATGGCAAACCGGATCCGCGCACGCATTCAGGAGCTGGGAACTACAGCTCGATCTGTCTCTATAAAAACGACAGGCAAATCAGATTTCCTGCGCCCCGTCCTTGCTGGCGCCCAGCCTCGTGCAGACAACCTCGCAAAGCTTGCCAGTGTTCTGGGGGTATCAGTCTATTGGCTCCTTACTGGGGACGAAGAACATATCTCATCTGAGGAGGTTGCCGCAGGCCTGCCCGGCGAAGGCGCGCGCGAGGCAATCGCAGCTAGTAGTTTAGAAAATTATTCAGGACAAACGCCTGATGCAGTGCCCGAAATTGACGCCAGGGCTGGCGCAGGGAATGGGAATGTTGGAGAACATGCAGTTGTCACCCTAAAGCGAGGTGAGAGCTACGTGGGCCACAAAGTCACTGCGGAATGGGTTTTCCCATCTACCTTCTTACGACACGAGCTCCGCCTTCAGCCAGGAGGCATCATGGTGCTTGAGGTGGTAGGTGACAGCATGTCCCCTACTCTTGAGTCCGGCGATCGCGTGATCATTGACACCGCCCATACCCGGCCGACCCCGGATGGCGTGTATGTGATTGAGGAAGGCGACGGCCCAATGGTGAAGCGGCTGCAACTCATCCGGCGCTCAGAACCGGCCCAGGTTCGGATCATCTCTGATAACAAGCATCACGAAGCCTATACGTTGCGCCTAGACGATATTCGGATCATCGGACGGGTTTCAGGCCGAGTCAGCAAAATGTGAGGCTTGGCAGCAGACGGTATATGTGTGTTGTCTTGCCCACATATCCGCCCGCCACCATCAAGGCTTGTAACGCTCTGGCGATAAATTTCTGTTGCCGTTCCATTTTTGACGGTTAGCAGACTTGCCTGGCTTGGCAGCATTCTTACCGACGCCTTGCACATTGCGTTTCGGCTTGACCCATTCATAGCCCATCATTGTCATACAGTCCTGCTTCGTGCGGGCCTGCCGAATAATATTGCCAATCCCGTTGCCGATGGCTGCACCAGCCACAAACTCCTGGCTTCCCATAGCGAAAAAGCCTTGCCGCGAGCCGCGGGCCACCATGTTGCAATATGCTTCAGCCTGGGCGGCTTCATTGCCGGGACGGGCCTTCACGTATTCAGCCCAAGCCTCCGAGCTAGCCACAGCCAAAAACGCACACGCAAAAACAAGCTTTTTCATAAAATCCTACTCCCGACGAAGGTGCGATCAAGACAGCAGGCGTCTCTGCCTAATCAATACAGATCAATAGACTTTACACAATCAATAGATGGTTTGCGTGTGGTGGCTAGACGCGCGTTTTAACGTCTACCGATTCCAACTCAGGTTGAGTCGGCCACCTCTATGCGGATAGTTATCCGCTTTTCCTCTTGACGCGGATAGTTATCCGCATTACCTTCCCTTTCATCAGCAAGGGAGGCCCACATGGGGACCGCATACATCGACGTTACGATCGAGCCGAAAGAGCGGGGTGTCCTGCTTTTTCAGGCCGAATGCGCCGCCGAGATTGAATACACGATCGATGACGGCGACCTCATCGACTGGCACGTTTCCAACCTCAAGTTCAGCGACACCGGCAGTGTCTGGGATGATACCGCGGGGGAGTGGACGCGCGGCACCACCCGAACAGCGATGGCCCCCAAGGCCCTGAAGGAGCTGCTTGTCGAGTGCATCGACACGCGAGATCTCGAGGAGCGCCTTTTCGAACATCTCCGGTCCACTGGTGAGCTCGGCTACTTCAACGAAGCTCTTCGGGCCGATTACCGCGCGGTGGCGCGCTAATGGCAAGCCGCTGCTATCAAGCGTACATTTGCGCCAACCGCGCAGCCGCTCACCTTATTACGGCTGACGCTCTGCTTTCTCACAACAAAGACGCCTCTGCGTATTGGCAAGAAGCCGCCATCCGCGAACTGAAGGCGCTTGCCGACATGTTGGGCTTCGAACTCATCAAACCCGACTCTGAACAGGAGGCCGCGTAATGTTTGGCCGAGAATTGAACGTGCTTGTTAACGCTCAGATGGACCTGAGCGCGGCATCTCAAGCTGCTCTGCAGGCTTGGACCCTTATCGCCGTTGGCTATGATCCAGAGGTTTACATTCGGCAGATGACTGCCTGCCTCGAGCAGGCTGCATGCTCACTGGGCAAGAAGCTCGTAGACGCAAAACCGATGGGGGAAGCGTGATGCTGCGCGATTACGCAATCTGCCTTGGCCTGTTCCTGTTTATGGTGATCGGAGGCGGCTTCTATGGCTGACCGCAAGCTTCATCTCGAGATCGAGGCTGCCCAGCGTCTGAAAGAGAAGCTCGTTGCCACCTACGGCGAGGATGCTGATCTAATCCGAGACATGGTCGAAGGCGAAACCAACCTCCACGAGGCAATCGGCATCGCCACGCTTGAGCTGGCAGCCGTCGAAGGAATGAAAGACGGCATTGAAATTGCCATCGCCAAGCTGAAGGAACGCCTAACCCGCCACTGCGATCGAGCGCAGGGCATTCGCGATGCCATCCAGGCAGCTATGGAAGCGGCTGAACTGACTAGCCTTAAGACGCCCGCCGCAACGCTTTCCATGCGTCCAAGCCCGCCGTCTGTCGAGATTACTGACCAGGCCCAATTGCCGGTCATCTTCCTCAAACAGCCGCCACCGACGATCGACAAGAAGGCCATCTCAGCCGCCCTAAAGGCCGGCGAGACGATTCCAGGCGCCGTGCTTTCCAATCAACCCCCTGCTCTCTCGGTGAAACTGAAATGATTGAGACCTCAGAAACCACTGCCAAGCTTGATGCTGCCCTCGCCAAAGCTCAGGGCGAGATAGAGGCTGCGGCAAAAGACAAGGTCAACCCGGCCTTCCGGTCTAAGTATGCCGATTTGACGAGCGTCTGGGCGGCCATCCGTCCAGCTCTCTGCAAGAACGGCATTTCCATCACCCAATGGCCGGTTCATTCGACCGATGGGCGGCTGCACATTGTGACCCGCTTAGCCCACGATGGCGAGTGGATCCGCGCCCACTTTTCTATCCCGGTGACAAAGCAGGATCCGCACGGCTACGGCAGTGCAACGACCTATGCCAAGAGGTTCAGCCTTGCCGCATGCGTTGGCGTTGTGGCCGACGAGGATGACGACGGAAACGCCGCGGCGCAGCGCCCGACCTACCAGGCCAAGGCGCCTGAGCCCAGTGCGCCGCCGGCCGTCGAAAGCATTGCCGACACCTACATCCGCAAGTTCAGCGAGGCTGAGACTGCAGAAGCTTTCGAGGAACAAGTTGAGAAGGCTCGCGCAGCCTGGGGCCGGTTTGACAAGGCCGGCAAAGCAAGGGTGCTGAACTCGATCGAGGCTCGCCGCGCCTATTTCCTAAGCCAGTCATTCCCTGATGCAGTGGTCGAGGCCGCCGAATGAGCGCGCCCGATCGCGAAAAGCAGCCCCTTGTTCTGCGTCGGACTGATCGGGGCCTCGAGCCCCGGTCACGTCTGGCCGCAGATCTCCTGAGCCAATACGCCATCGGCTCTGATGTGGAGATCACCATCAGGAAGCGTAGGAGCGCACCGCAGCTCCGACGCTACTGGGTGATGCTCCACGAGGTGGTTGAAGCCACGGGAGCCTTCCCTGACGCCGAGAGACTACACGAGGCGCTTAAGCTCGACCTCGGATATGTGACACCCATGCGCCTCCTCGACGGCCGCATGGTTTACATGCCCGACTCCACGGCCATGTCGAAAATGGATTCCGCCGAGTTCCAGAGGTTCTTTGACCGCGCTGCGGCCCGACTGGCTGAGATCTGCGGATTTGACCCGCTTGCAGAAATGCCCGCACAGGAGGCCGCATAAATGCCCGCACAAGCCATTCTCAATATTCAGGCTACCCTTCCTGCCTATCCGTGCGGGAAGCCTTTAGACGGCCGCGACAGGTACGGCATGACGCCAGAGCAAGGCGCCTTGTACCGCTGGCTTGTAAAGAACAAGCCGCACCATGTTGCCTTCCTGATGCACTTTCGAGATGTTGCCAGCGAGTTCAACCGGAGCCTGAGCAAGACACACGTCCAGGTCACCGCGCTGGTGGAGCGAGGCTGGCTTGAGAAGGTGGAAGATCTTTACGCCTTCGTTCAGCCTGTGATGCACTTTGCAGAGCCGCACAATGGCTGATTTCCTGCTCACAGGCCGGAAGGTGGAGGAGTGGATTGGCAAGACGCCAGACACCAAACCACCGAAGGCGGTTCTAGACCGGCTATTCTTGCGCCAAGGCGGCCGCTGCGCGCTCACCGGAAGGAAGATCCGACCAGGCGAAACCACCCATGCCGACCACATCATTCCATTGAAGGATGGTGGCAAGAATGCGGAGTCAAACCTCCAGCTTGTGCTGGCTGATGCTCACCGCGAGAAGACGATCGACGAGAACCGTGCTCGCGCGAAGGAGCGCAGGATCAGGCTGAAGCATGCCGGTCTATGGCCGCCCAGCCGAAACCCTATTCGCTCGCGCGGATTCCCAAAACGTAGCCCTGACACAAACTGAGGAGAGGACAGTGACCTATGCGCTGTGGTTCTTGATTTTTGGATGCGGCGTCTTTGCCGGTTTCATTTTGGCCGCCTTCTTTACAGTGGGGGCGCGCGGATGATCACATTTTTGATCGGACTCTCCATTGGAGCCCTTGTCTCGTTTGCGTTGCTCTATTTCTTCGTCCTGCGAGAGCGCACCGATGCCGAGCCGGAATGGAACGAAACTTACCCACACCTGGAGCGAGAGTTTGCAGCTTTGCGTCAGCAGCTCCCGCCACCGGCGCCTCGCGCCGTTACCCGCCTCACCAATCGCGAAAGGACTATCCAGTTATGAGCCTGCAGAAAACAATCAGCGAGCTGGAGCTTGAGCGCGCTCACAACCGTGTGCTGTTGACCAAACTGCACGAGATCATCGACGAGCGTATCGCTCGCGAGGAAGACCTCAAGCGGATGCTGAATGACGAGTTCACAGAGCGGGATAGAGCCCTTGAGCGTCTTGTGACAGGCAAAGAAATCGAGCCGCACATCGCTGTCGTCGAGGCAGTGCCAGAGGCATGAAGCTCATCGGCGTGATTGTCCTGCTCGGTGCTGAGTGCGTGTCGGCGGCTGATCACGTCCCCAATGGAACGGTGCTGTACAAAACACCCTGCGCTGAATTGATTTTTGAGCCTGTTGGCAATCCGTACAAGGCAGCGCAGGCGCCTAACACAATCACAATACCGCCGCCGGCGAAGGCGGCTAACAAGAGGTCACTATGTGGATCAAGACGCGCCGTCTGGTACGTGAAGAACGGCAAGAAGAAATACCGTTGTCGATGAGCGAGCTCATGCAGCGTGTCCGAAATCTGCTTCGAGCAATAGGTGGCCTGCAATGAAACTGGATCACTTTGCTGAAATTATTGCAAGCATTGCGAAAAACCACCCGGAAGCAGATGTGGTTGTTAGCTATCCTGCGCGCCATGCCGGGAAATCTACCACGCGGCGCGGCAACATCACCAGCTACCGGACAAGTGTGCCCTGTCATCCAGTTTTGAAGCCTACGCTATGGATTGAAATCGAACACGCTAGATCAGCGGATGCAGAAGATGACTGACATCGTGGAGAGGCTGCGAGCTTTCGCTGATAGGGAACGCCCATATGGTCAGCTCCCGGACGCGCTAGACGAAGCCGCCGCTGAGATTGAGCGCCAAGCAGCGGAGCTGCGCTCCTTGCGTGCGGCGCTGCGTGTTCTAAAGATCGGCTTGAACGGCTTGGTGGACAGCGAAGACGCCGCTGAGATTGCAAATGCAATTGCGGCTGGTGAAGCCATTGACTGGGACAGGTATCCGCCTGCAACACGCGCCGCGCTGGAGGGGAAGGGATGACTGACCACAGAAGTTGCACATGCCATCCCGACGAAGCCCCGATACCCTGCCAGCGCGGGTATGCTTTGAGGGTGTGTCAGATGAGAGCCGTGCGGGCGGCGAACGAGGAAATCATCGCCCTGCGCGCTGAGATTGAGCGCCTGCGTGCGGCGCTGGAGGTGTTTGCGTGCGACTGCGAGGGCGAGGAACTCTGCTTCAACACAGACAACTGCCGGAACTTCATCGCCCGCGCTGCGCTGGAGGGTCGCACATGATTGACAAGAACAAGCAATACAGGACGAGGGATGGCCGTGAGGTCCGCATCTATGCGGTGGATGGTCTCAATGGGTGCCGTGTTCATGGTGCAATCCGTCACCCTGAGTACGGCTGGGAACATAGGGCGTGGTTTGCAGACGGGAGAATGTACTCTTACCCAAGCGACAGCGACCTCATTGAAGTGCGCCCCCGCATCAAGCGTGAGGTGTGGGTGAATGTGTATCCTGATGGCGTCAGCATGCCTTTCTTAACAAAAGAGGCAGCGAACAATTACACGCCGATGGCCGGGCGCATCGCCTGCGTTAAGTTGGTGATCGACTGCGAGGAGGGCGAAGGGCTGTGAGTAAGCGATCAGATGTTTTGGCGGATATTGTGCTAACCGCGCTTGAGCGTCAGAGGCAATACGGAGAGTTTGTAGAACTCACCGCGAACGCGGTCCAATCGAAGCAGACACATTGCACTGTGTTAAACGCTGCTCGTCGCGCCTACGAGAAAGAGATCGGCAAAACAACAAAAGCAATCAACGACCTCATTAAGGCTTGTGAGGGGGGTGGCAAGTGACCCTCCCAAATCGTGTAGCGGATGCAGCCCGCATTTTACTCAATGCCATGCAGACGGGCCTTGATCCGTTCGATGCCTGCGACCCGGAGGTCGAGGCGCTGGCCGTCAAATACTCAAGCGAAGGAGGCGACGCCGTGATCGTTCTTGAGACTGCCGATATATTCATGCGCGCTGGGCTGCGGGCCATCATCAATCAGTATGGTGACGCATGATCCGCGCTGAAGATATACCGGATGAAGTCGAAAGCGCCGCGTGGAATGCTTCCGGCGACAACATGAAAGCGGCTATTGCTGCTGCCATCAATGCGTGGCCGGGGGCGCGCATTCATAAGCCGTCAGTTCCTCCAAGGCCACCCGCGCCGCGCGCCGTCCTGATCCTCCCCCTGCCGCAGGAGACGCGCGATGACTGACGAAACCAACGCTTACGCTATCAAGATCAACGGCTACACGTTCATCTCTATGGACGCTGCCAAGAGCCTAGTGGACGAAGCACGTATGGACGGGTGGAACCTCGCTCTTGAGGAGGCGGCGAAGGTGGCGGAGGATTATGATGGCCCCGGCCTAGACGGAGGTTACGACCGCCATTTGGGCGATGGATACGAAACGCGCCGCGACATCGCCGCCGCCATCCGCGCGATGGTGAAGGAATGACTGAACATGTACCTATCCGACACTGAGATCCGCGAACGGCTAAACATACCGGAACGACGCTGGCGACCGGCGGTTGAGCATTTTGAAAGAATGGGCTTTCCACGGAAAGACCCTCTCGTCGGCCTGCGTTACTGGCCGGCCGTCGAGGCCTGGCTGATGCGGCGCTACCTTGACGGCGCGGACAATGCTAACCTCTCTGCCCCTGACGAGACGGAGAACTGGGATGCCTTCCGGCGACACGCCCGGCCTTAAATGCCGAAAGCGGGCAGACGGCACGCTCGTCTACTACTGGGTGGCGGCTCAGTGCTCGAGGAAGGCTGACCACTATCCGCAGAAGACAGTGCGGCTCAAGAACCAGGCGCCTGACGGCCACGAGGCCCGCGCGGCTCAATGCCAGCACCTCCACATGGAGCTGCAGCTCTGGCTGAACCAGAAAGACCCATCACGCGAGTTCGACAAGGCCGGCTTCGACGGCACCGTGGCCTCTCTCGTCCGCTACTACAGAGATCACCCTCAATCGCCCTACCGGAAGCTCAAATACAACACCCAAGAGATCTACGACCAGCACCTCGACATCATCCGCGATGTCGTGGGCAAGCGCCGCCTTGCCTCTCTCACCGGCGTCGATTTCATCGCTTGGTACGACAATTTCGCCACCGACGCGGCCGGGCAGCAGACGCTCATCTCCACGGCCCACAAACTACTCAATATGTTCCGCATCGCGATCGGCTGGGGCGTCGTCCTCGAGCTGCCGCAGTGTGTCAGGCTCCGCGACATCCTCGCCGAGATGCGCTTCAAGAAGCCGCCGGCGCGCAAGACATTCCTGTCCTACGAGCAGGCCGCGGCCGTCATCGAGAAGGCGCACGAGCTCGGGATCCACTCGATCGCCCTCGCCCAGGCTCTCCAGTTCGAGTTCACGATGCGTCAAAAAGATGTGATCGGGGAATATCTGCCGAAGGGCTCGCCGGCCGACAGTAACATCATTTTCAACGGCCGACGCTGGGTGAACGGGCTCCTCTGGGAGCACCTAGGCGAGGACGGCATCCTGCGGAAGGTCACGACCAAGACCGGCGCCACCGCGCTGTTCGAGCTTGCGCGCTATCCCTTGGTCGTCCAGGAGATCGCCCGGTGGCGGGGCCCGCGGCAGGGGCCCATGATCGTCGACGAGCGTTCCGGCCTGCCCTACCTCAACGAGCGGTTCTCCAAACGCTGGCGAGAGATCGCTACCCTTGCCGGCGTACCCAGGGATGTCTTCAACATGGACAGCCGAGCCGGCGGCATCACCGAGGCGACCGACGCCGGGGCGCCACTTGAGACAGTACGCCATCACGCCACTCACAGCGACGCGCGCACCACAGCGCGCTATTCCCGGCAGACCCTGGCTAAGACCCAGGTTGTGGCGGACATCCGTTCCGCTTCACGGAACAGGCTCAAAACATAGAGGTCAGAACGGCGTCAGAACGGGTCAGAACGTCGCATATATAATTCAACAGCTTAGACCAAAAAGCAACAGAAGCCGGCACTAACCTATCCCATTGAAATCATTGGCCCCCGTTCTGACGCTGGATGCGCTCGCCCCGCTCGAGGGCCGCACTTATCCCGCGGCAGCATCAGAACGATTTACTTTTGTGTTAAACCAATTTGTGGTAGAGTTCAGCACGCCCGGAGACCCGCAAATGAAGCATTCCGCCGCAATACTGGAGACCCGCCTCGAGGAGCTCGAGAAGGCCCACGGGTTCATCGAGATGTATTACATCCTGCGGGCTGCAGAGCGCCTGACTGAGTGGGCGAAGGCCTACAACGGCCAGCCCGAAGAGGCGGGCCTCACGGTGGCCGTCCGGCGCCTTTACGAGATGGCGGAAGAGGTGAAAGCCTCACCGCTCCCGCCAGCCGAGATCACTTGATCAGTTTCCGACCTTTGAGGAAGTCCAGCAGCTCGGGCGTGATCTTCTGCGACGGCGCCTGCCTGCCGAAGGTGTACCAGTCCGTCGAGAACATGACCCCTTCCGGGTTGATCCGCGCGTTATTCGCCTGCGCCCAGTCGTTGAAGAGATAACCCGCGGGAATGGGATCCTCGAGCCGCCCAACCGGCGTTCCGGGAACGCCTGCCGAATAGGTGCCGTGGTCGGAGGGCAGTGGCTTCCCGTTCGGGTCGACCCGGAAGATGGAGCCCCCAACGCGCTGCGGCGGCATCATGGCGAAATCGTCGTCCGTCATGGCAAACCGGATGGGTCCGATCTCTGGGGCCCCGAGCTCGCGCGCAGCACGCTTATCCAGCGCCTTCGTCATCATGGTGCGGATCTTGCCTTCGATGCCCGGTTGGTTGGTGAGCAGCAGCGCGCGGGTCTTCTTGATCGCCTCCGGGGTCTTGATGCCAGGGAAGGCCTTGGGATCGAACCCATCAACTTTCTGCGGGCCTGCCAGAAGGTTCTGGCGCACGTACTCGTCCAGGCTCTTCAAAGCCTTCTTTGTGTACTTGCCCGTCTGCAGCTCGGAAAGGACGGCGTCGATCACGCCGCTGTTGTAGTCGATGGCGTCGAAGCCCATGGTGCCGTGGGCCATGACAGGGCTTGCGCCTTCTTCCACGAGCTTCTTGGTTCGGTTGATGGCCGCCGTGGTCGGAGACGGAGCCCCGGCCCAAGCCGCGCCCTGCGCCATGCGCTTTGGGTCAACGGAATAGCGAGGCCCGCCGCCAGGGTTGACCGGCGACACGAGAGGCCGGCCATTGATCCCAACGATGGTGTCGATCGTCGCGGTATCGCCCGGCGTCATGGTGATTGTCTGGCCGAGCATATCCTCAAGCTTTAACTCCTGCACAGGCGCAGTGGGCGTCTCGACGACCTCTTTCGTCCACTCTTCCGGCGCGGTGTCCTTCGGCCCACGTCGGGCGCCGTATTTCAGTTTCGTGTAGCTGTTGGCGAGATCTACCGGATCGACGCCCTTGGCCTTCGCCACATCCTGCAACGTCACGAGCTTTTTCTTGCCGCCCGGCGTCGGCGTGAAAAGCTCGGCCGCCAGCGCAATGGCCTTGCCCTTGCCGCTCTTCGGATCGGGCAACTTGCCGGCGACATCTTCCCACCAACCGATCGTCTCTTCCGAGGTCGGGGCTTTGGCCAGAACCTCGCCCGGCGTGCGCCAGCCCGAGGCCTTGTCAACGCCGATCGCGTCCATGCCCATGCCCCAGAGCTGGCCGATGTCGCCCACGAGGCCCGGCGTTCCCGCCACGGCCTTGTTGATGCCCACGCCCGCTGCGGTGATGTCATCCATCACGCGGCTGATAGACTGGCCAAAGGTCGGCTGCGGTGGAACCTTTACGCGCTGCTGAAACCGCTCAAACTGCGTCGGCTCGCGCTTCGACCGCGACGCGAGAAACGCCTGTAGCTGCTTTGTCTCCTTCGCCTTGGAGCTCTTGCCGAACGCATCTGCCGTCAGTCGCGCCATCGCCGTCAGTCCTTATCCAAAGATCTTGCCCAAAAGCCCGCCGAGAATGCCCCCGCCCGATGCCGGCATCTTCGGTGCATTCATCTTGCCCTGCAGCATCGAGAGGATGCCTGCCTGGTTGCTCATGCCCCGCGGGTAGAGCCGCTTCTTGCCGGTGGGATCGAGGCCGGTGGCCTTGAGAATGTGGTCGAGCTGAGACCTGTCACCGTCGTCAAACGCCTGCTGCGCGGTCATCTTCTGGAAGAGCGTCGGGCGAAAATCCTCGGTCGTCTGCCCAACGGCCGGTTGGATGTTGGGCAGGATGCCTTCCTGCTGACGCCGTGTCACTTGACGAGGCCCGCCCATGAAGCCGCCCATGTCGGTGCCCGCGCCGCCCTGCGGCAGAGCCGGTGAGTTGTCGGCGTAGAAAGTGATCTCCTCGCCCGGCCGCGTCTCGGCATACGGGCTTCCTGGCGGGTAGTAGGTCTCTGCGGGCTTCCGGTAGCCCGCCATCGTGCCGCGGCCGGGGCCTGCACCTTGCGGCTCGGCTGGCGACACGCCGAGCGCCTTCGCCCCGGCGATGCCGTCCCAGATCCCCACGTTCACGTTCTTGCGGCCGAACCAGCGGCCCCAGCCATCCTTGGCTGCGGTATCGAGGGCGAAATCGATGCCCTGCTTCCAGGTTGAGGGATCCGCCGGGTTCATCCCGGTGGCCCTCACAAAATCGTTACCGAGGCCCTGCCGGTAGCCCTTGGGCGCGACGTGTAGCTGGAAGGGCCCGTAGGATCGCTCCCGGCCATAGTCGAGCATGCCCGTCGCCTGCCACGTATTCGGCGCCAGGCCTTCGCTGCGGGCCACGCGCACCGCAATATCGGGGTCGATGCCACGGGCCTGCGCCGCCTGGCGGATGTAGGCCTCCATCTCCTGAACGCTGGGAAGCTGCATCGGCGTCAATCCTTTTTACGTGCTGCGGAAACTACGGAGTGGTATGTGTCGGGCATGGACAAGGAACCGATCTTTTTGCCGGGCGCCGGCATTCGCATCCTCATCGTCGTGGTCTCGGTGGTCTTCATGCATTACTGGGCCAAATTCGTCTGGGGGTTGTTCTTCTGAAGCTCCAGCAGCAAGGCCCTCATCAGCGCCTCGGCCTCGACCTTTGAAAGCCGCTCCAGCACGTTCGGCCCAACAAGCTGGGCAGAGGGCAGAGCGCCCTTGCTAGTAAGCAACCGCGCTGTTTCTGGCGCCACCCGCATCTGTGTGCGGGATGTGATCTGCTGCCCGACCTTTGGCGCCGTGCGCCGAGCCAGTGCGCTCAGTACGCCTGTGACGCCCATGGTGAAGGGATCGTAGTCTGAGAGATAGCCACCGAAGCCGGCACCGGCCACGCCTGCGCCGCCAGCTTCAATAAGCTGCCTTGCTGTAGTCGAATTGCCTAGAGTTTTATTCAAAGCATTGAAGAGCTTTTCACGCTCGATCGCAGCATCAATATCCGTAGCCTTGACCCCTAGGGCTGCTTTGGAAGCCTCGCGACCCGAGGGCGTGGCAAATTCCGTCATTGCCGCTTCGGAATTGTTGTTGTTCAGAAGGCGCTGTGTTTTCGTCTGAGCATAAGCCGCAGCAACGTTCTTGGCGTTGTCAGGTTCGACCTTTGCAGCCCGCTTTGGTGCATCCATCGGCACGTTGCGCTGCCCAAGCTCCTCACCAAGTTGGAAAGCCTCTTCAGCCTTATAAGCCTTCTGGCGCAGCGCGCGGGCTGCGGCGTACTCGTTGCCATCGAGAAGCACGTCCATTTGAGAGCGAAGATGCTTAGCGAGATCTGAATAGACATCAGCCATCGGATCGCTTTCGCGGTAGGCTTTCGTCGCCAGCTTGTCGAGAATGCGTTTTGTTTCATCGAGCACCGCCAGATTTCCGCCGCCCTCACCCCTCGTGGCAATACGAGTGGCGACATTCTCGGAGGCTTGGTCAAATGCTTTCTTGCCAACCGGCGTAGTCAGAACGTCTTGAAAGAATTCGAGTGGAACGTCAGCCCCGGCCTGGCGGGCTGTGTCATACGCCGCAGAGATTTGCGGACGGACCGCCTTGTAAGCCTCCTGCTGGAGCTCCTCGACCGTCTTGCGAGAGCCCTGCGGCACGCCGCCAGCTTTCTGCACGTCTGCCACGAGGCGGGTGTTCTGATTGGCCTTGCGCGCTTGCGCGAAGGTCTCAATCGTCTCTCGAGCGCCGGGGTTTACGTTAGCAGCACGGCGTGCGACAGCCCTGCCCGGCTCGCCGAGCACATCGACGCGCACCGCGTCAGGCCCAAGCTTTGCGATCTCACGGTCCATGCTCATGGCATTGAACGGACCGAAGCGATCATCAGCCATAGCCGCAATCTCACCCGCAGCTCGCGTCTCCGGTGGCAGCGTGATGTTCTTGATTGCCTTGCCAGCCTTATCGAGCCCCCAGCCCACGGCCTTACCGGCTGCATAGCCACCGCCGCCGATCAGGGCGCCAGCGCCCCCGCCCGTGGCAGTGTTCTGCAGCCGCTCCGGGATGCTCTCGGCATCCTGCAGAGCACCGCCCGCAGCGCCATATCCAGCGCCTGTCAGGAGCGCGCCAAGAATACCCTTGCCGACAACAGGAAGTCTCGCCACGCCTAGCGCAAGCCCACCGGCATCACCCACGCGGGCCATCACCGGACTGTCCTGATTGTACTGCGCCTGCGCCGCCCGAAGGTCGGCCAGGTTTTCGTTGTACTGGTTGGAATAGTCGAACCCGCGGCCGCCAATGGCGTTTACCGTGGCGTCAAGCAGCGCCGTCAAAGCAGCGCCGCCCTTGGTGGCCCCGCCCATGGTGAGCGTGTCCATGGCTTGGCGAGAGCTGTCCCAATACTCAGCAGGCTGCTCAATGACGCGAAATTTCTTATCGCCCTTGACCTTGTATTTCACTGGGCCTCCTTCCAGGTGCCACCATCGAGCACCCACAGCTTGCCATTGCGCTTCCAGTACGTGCGGCCGTCCTCGCCTTCGGCTTGACGCCCTTCAGGGATGTCATCGGCCGTTGCATCAAAGCCTCCGGTAGCCTGTTGCGGCGAACTTTGAGTTGAAGGCTGGTTCTGCTGCGCTGGAGCCTGAAGCTCTCGACGCGGGGGCCCGCCATTGGGGCCGTGAACCGTATCCTGGTAGAGGTTCCAGAGGCGGTTGAGGTTGTAGCGAAGCTGATCCTCGCCCTGGCTCAGTTCGACGCTACCGAGTGCCGAGCGCAGCAGCGCCAGATCTGCGTCACTGACTGCGCCCAGAGCTGCACCCGTTGGGGAGTTCTGGCGCATTTTCTGGATGCCATCGAGCGTGATGACACTGCCGATCGTCTGCGTGAGACCTTTGAGGTTTGCGGCATTCGTGCCGCCAATCTTCGCAGCAGCAGTTGCGCCAAAGCCGGTAGCTGGGTTGTACCAGGTGTCGCCGTCGAGGATCGCGATCGAGCGGTCAATCTCCTGCGTGACGAGGTCAACGGTCTGCTGCCTCTGGTCCTGCACGCCCTGCGCCTTTTGGGCTTGCGTGTTCCGCTCGGCTTCAGCCGGCCCGCCGGGAATGACCTCAAGACGGTAACGCCCGTCCTCGCCTTTGACGGCTTGATAGCCAGGCGGGATTGTGCCGATCTCGCTGCCCATGTTCACCGTGACGCCATTCCCAGAGACAACGAAAGGCTTGCCAGAGACAGTGTCGATCGCAAGCGGCGTCTCAGGTGCGACACCAAACTGACGCTTCTCGTCAAGAGTAGCGGGACGATAAGTTGCCTCGGGCTTCTGCATAGACATCTTCCATTGCGCGTAAGGCTGAATAGGCAAGCCCTGTTGCTCGCGCATATTCTGGTCATTGAGATAAAGCCCCATCTCGCCATCCGGCATCTGAGGCTGGGCCGGAATTAGCAGCTCGGGCTGCGCGTTCGGGTCGTTTGGCAGTCGGTAAAGAGCGCCGCCAACCTCAACCGTCTTCGGCTCCGCGCCGGGGCCCTGGATCCACAGCTCGGGCTGGGCATTCGGGTCATTCGGGTTGCCGCGGTAAACACTGCCGCCCACTGTGAACGTATCGAGCTGCGGAGGCGCCAGAAGCGTCTTGTAGTATTCTGAGATGAGGCTGGCGCCGACCTCGGGAGGGGCGCCCTCGAGGAACTGCGCCAGGCGAGGGTTCTTGTCCGCCATGCCAGCAGCCTGGTTCTGCAGCCATTTCTTCTGCTGCATCTGCTCGGCAATCCTGCGCCTGCGGTCCTGCATGGCGGCCACGGCCGGGGCGATGTTTGCCACCTGGCCCTGATCCATGGCCTGCAGCACCTGGCCGGCAAGCATGAGCTTCATGCCAAAGTCAGAGCCCATGCCGTTCTCGTCCTGCGGTAGGCCCAAGAGATTTCCGAGAATGCCCATCTAGGCCTCCTTAAAGAAACATTCCGCCGATCTGAGCGATAGATCCGAGGATCCCGCCAATGCCGGGGCTGGAGCTGGTGGTCACGGTGCCCTTGGTGTTCGACGTGCCGTAGCCGTTCGGGCTTTGCGTCGCGCCAAAGTAACGGGCCAAGCCCACATCACCGTAGTTTTGCCAGCCCAGCGTCTGCGCCTTGATCGCGTCGAGGATCGACTGCATCTGCTGCTGTTGCTGGTTGCCCGCGGCCATGGTGCGCTGCTCGAGGTTCTGGCCCATGCCGAAGCCCTGCTGCGCGAGGCCGCCGAGCTGCTGCTGTCCGAACTGTTGCTGGTTCTGGCCCATGCTGGCCATGCTCTGCCCCAGCCCACCGAGACCAGAGAGACCGGACTGGCCCAGACCGCCAAGGCCCGACACGCCGAACTGGCCAAGGCTCGAGAGCCCCGAGGCGCCCTGCCCCGCCATGTTGGCGAGGCCAGCAGCACCCGCCTGCATCATGCCGGCATTCATGCCCTGGTTCGCCTGCTGGGCCTGGAAATTCCGGTTGATGTCGTTGGTGGCCATGCTCTGGGCATTGCCGAAGTTCTGGAAATTGAGGTTGGCAAGCGTCTGCGCGCGGGTCTGATCGAAATTCCGATTGTTCTCGGCCTGCTGAATGGCCATGCGATCGCCGCCGAAAGCACCGGCGCGCTGCGCCTGGTCCTGAATGGCGAGATCCTGCAGCTTCTCCTGCCGCCCGAGCTCGCCCATCGTGGCGTCGGTCACCTGGCGCTGGAAGGGGTTCATGTAGCCGCCGAGGTCCGTGCCGGCGAGCGACTGCTCCTGGATCTGGCTCGGGCTCATGCCCGCCATCCGGTTATAGGCGCCCGTCGCACCGCCGAGCTGCTGGCCCATCTGCCCGAAGAGGCCCATGCCCTGCCTCAGACCGCGCTGCGCCTGACCATAGCCGCGCATGGCGCCGGGCATGCCGCCTGCCATCATGCCGTAACCGGCCGAGGCCTGATCCATCTGCCCGAGGCCGCTGCCCAGCATGCCAAGGCCCTGACCGTACATGCCACCGGCATTGCCTGCGGCCTGACTGAAGAGATTAAAGGTCTGATTTGCGAGGCTCATGGCTCACCACCACTTGGCAGGGTTGACGTAGTTGGTCGCCGGCGCCTGCTGCACCGGAGCCGGTGCTGCGGGCTTCTTGTACCAAGGCATCACCGTGTTCGGGTCGATGCCCTGCCGCAGCGCCTTGTTGAATTGATCCTGATAGATCTGGCCGCCAGAAATGCCCGGAATGCCGATCGAGTAGAACACGTCGGCGACGCCACCCATGCTGTTATTGCCGGGCTTTTTCTGGACGCCGAACGGGAAGAGGCCGCCCATAGCACCCGATGCCGAGCCGCTGGAAGAGGCCGAGGATGCGCTCGCCTTTGCAGCCGTGTCGCCGACGTTCCAGGGGCTGTTGGCCACGGCATTGGCAGGCTTTGACGGATTGGCGAGAAGATCGCCTCCGAACTGCGTGAGGAGGTCATACTGCTTCGGCATGCGCTCGCGCAGCAGCTCGAGGTTCCGCATCATGCCCGGCGCCGAGGCGTAGCCAGCAACGCCCGAGCCGTCGACGGTCGCCTGCGGCATGCCTGCCATGGCATCGACCCGGCCGGTGCCGTCTGACGCGCTCATCCAGTCCGAGGCAGACTGCATGGCCCGCTGCTGCATGGGGGTGAAGGCCGCGACCTCGTTGCCCATGTAAGGCACGAAGCCTGCCTGGTTGATGCGGTCTGCGACCTGGAGCGACTTGATTGCCGCGTCCTCGAACCACTTGGGCGGCTTATTGACCGTCGAGCTGTTCGTCTTCTGCTTTTGGGATCCGCCACCCATGGTTAGATCTCCTTCTCGAGATATGCGAGGGGCTGCTTCCAGCCCTGTTTCATTACGCGACGCACAAAGCCCTTCCGGCAGAGCGTCACCATCTTCTTCGCGCCAATCATCTGACCCCAGATCCTGACGACACCCTCGAGTTGCTCGAGGGCGGACTGAGATCCGCCGCCCACGAGGACGTGAAGGTGAAGGCCACTTGCCCACTGCTGCGGGTCGACGACAACAAAACCCTCGGGCGTGGCAAACATGAAGAACCGGCCCTCGTCGACGCCATCGGCCAGCTCCTCGAAATCCATCACGTTACCGCCGGCCGCGAGAGCCTTCTCCACCTGGGGCCGCCAGGCAGCGAGGTCGTGGCCAGTGCCGAGGATATGTCGCGTCAGTGCGTTCACTGGCTCGGGCTCTTCGACACGATGGGCTTGTTTGCCGTGCGCTCGACGCCGATCGCGACGATCGCGGCCGTGACGAGCGACATGATCCAGTCCTCGGCGCTCTTAGGAATGTTGACGCCACCGCCCTGCTCGATCGACTGAATGATCAGCGTGGCGAGGCCTGTCAGGAAGAACGCCACGACGGCCTTGAGGCGGCTGAGTAGCAGTCCGTAGAAGAGGCTCATTTCAGTTTCTCCTTGTTGAAAAGGACGGCCCGAAGCGCGAGAACATCCTCGCGCATGTAGTCCACGTTCTGCTCAAGCCTAATGATGCGCTCGCTCTGTTTTTGCATGCTTTCGCTTGCAACCACCATGCGCTCAATCTGGTAATCAATCTGGGTTTTCCACTGCACGGTATAGACCGTCATGCCGAGCGCCCAGATGACGAATGGAATGAGTGCCAGGAGCGGCGTCCGCTTCAGTAAATCATTGAGCATCAGCGTCATCCGCACCTCCAAACACTACCGTCGAAATACACTGTGACCCCAACGGTGCCGCCTCCGGTGACTGCCGTTGCAAAGGTCGGGGTTGTCGCGTCAGTCACGTAGCCCCGCACGCCAGCCTGGGCGTCGACAGGCAACTCCGACACGAGGCAGGCCGGGAGGAAGCCAGCAAGCAGGCTCTCGCGGATCTGTACGTTGTTACGGCGGATGACTTCCTCGATGCGGCGATTGCGCTGCCGCTCGTGGGCCGGGTCGTAAACAGGTGACGGCTGGACGAGGGTCACGTCGCTCATCGCATGCCTCCCGCCTTCAGCCGCATGCGAAGCTTGCCCAACGCCCAGGGCGTGTCTGCCGTGGGTGTCAGGCGCATGGCCATGGAGCGCGAGCGGAAGCGAACACCCGTATAACCTTCAGTGTTGTTCAGCGAGATGGGCCCCACGACACGCTCAGGAGCCGCAGGCGCCTGGCGCAGCTTGAACGTCAGGGCGTATGCAGGCTCCGAGTAGTCGAACCCGTGGACCGGGTCATTCGTCCAGCCATCCTGCCAGATCCGGTCAACGCGCATGACGCGGTCACCATTGGCAATCTCGAACTGGCCCGTCTCGGCGTAAATGTCATTGACGCGCGTGGCGCCGGCGGCGAGATCTCCGGTCTCATGGAAATACTCGTACTGGCCATTGAACAGGATGGGCTTGCTGTCCCAGATCGGATTGAGCCAGGCCGTGCGCGCGAGTTGCCCCATCGACCAGTAAGGCTCGCCGGCGATCGACACGAACACGTAGCGGTCTGGGCTTGGCGAGCCCGTCGAGGGGTAGAAGCACCAGATCTCGCGGTTGTACTCGTTATAGCCAAGGAAGACGTTGGCCGGATTGCTGAGGTTGCCCCGGAGCAGCACCTCACTGTCGACCGTCGAGGGCACCGGCGTGATGGCGCCATCGAAGCGCCAGAAGCCTTCCTTGGAGAGCCAGAAAGCCCCGCCCGTGACAGAGACAAGCGTATTCTTGCCCGCACAGCCCACCTCGTCAGAGAGACGACGACGGGCGTAATAGGCAGGCGCGCCCACGTACTCGATCATGTGCGCGTCGACATCGGTCAGCACGAGGATGCCGCCCTGCACCGGGCAGGCCGCAACGATCGAGCCCGAGCTGTTGAGCTCGAACCCGCCAGCGGTGTTCGTGGCCGAGGCCGTCCAGGTCGTGATGTCTTCGCGGTTGCACCATTTCACCCGGCGCGGGTTGTTCCGGCCGCCGAGCACCATGACCATGCGCTCCTCGGTCACGACGACGAGGCCGTTGCCGGTGGGTGCATTCGTCACCGGCTGCGCCACGACGGTAGGGGTCGACGGATCCCACGAGAACAGGCGGCCGTCCTGGGTGTGGACGGCGACGAGGTAGCGCCCGAAATTGTCGAGGGACCACTGGCCGATGCTGTCCGACACGGTGGGCGCACCCTTCCCGTAGTAGCCGTCGCCGAAAAGGCCGGCGCCGTAGCCTGACACCGGGGGCTTGCTCCACACAAGACCGGCCGGTGTGATCGTGCGGACGGTCGTATTCGTGGGGCTGGGCGAGGTGGCGTAAAGGTTTCGCTGCGTGCCGACCGCGTACCACGGGGTCTTGCCGTTGTCGACCCAGGAATAGGCATCGCGGACAATCTCGAGGGCTGACGGTTGGGATCCGGGGATGATCTCCGCGGCCGTGGCCGTGCGGACGGCCGAGGCATCGGTCGTGAAATCAAGCGACATGCCCTGCCACTCGTCGCCGATGAGGCTGGTGTCGACGCCGAAGCCCTTGCCCTTCACCCAGCCCTTGATCGGCGTGAGTTGCCCCTGCTCCCAACGCACCCAATTCACGTCCCACCAGCGGCGCCCCACGGAATAGGGAGTGCCGTTCCGAACGACGCCGGGCGGGATGTCAAGAACTGGTGCGCTCTCTCCGCTCATCAAATCGCGTCCAAAATTGCCTTGAGTTCGGTTTCGGTTGTTGCAGCGTCAATACGCAACTGCATCGCCGCATACTTGTCACGAATGACCTGGCGCGAAACCTCTGCCGCCGCAGCCTGCGCGCCGGGGATCTGCAGCGCGATGATCTGATCGTAGGGGGCGAATTCCTGCGCCCGGCGAGCACGGCGAATGTCGTGTGCGATGGATTTCGCCTTGTTCAGGTTAACCGAGATCATGCGGCGTACTCCCAAGCATCGCGGAACGTGCGGTCGGTCGGGATTTCGGATACGTCGACAATCTTAAAAGGCTTGCCAGCAGGCACGTCTTTGGCTGCGATCTGTTCGATTGTGAGGCCGCAGTCTGGTGCCGGCGCTACAATAGCGACGCCGCCGTCATTGGTCGGATATATTATGCACTTTTCCATATAACTACCCCATAACGATGACGGCAACATTGTCCGGGTTAAAGACCGTTGGATTGCCGTTGTTTTGATGGACTGTGTTTATCCGCAGTGCCGCGGCGGTCGGCGACACTGAAGGGTGTCGGCAAACGACACCGTAGTTTGATCGCGTGCAGCATCCGGCATATGCGTAGTTTGCATCCGGCATGGCCGTTGCAAAGTTGACCGTAAAGTCTCCCGTCCCATTGTCGGTTACGCTGGTCACATTTCCAGAGCCATTAACAGCAAGTGTAGCAAGGGAAGGATTGAACCTAACCCAGGCCCGCGCAGCATAGATCGGAGCTGAGCCTGACTGAGCTCCGTTCAGCTTCGCCGGCGTGATGCTGGCGTCTGCAATCTTGGCTGTAGTGACGTTCGCATCAAGGATTTTGGCCGTCGTCACGTTGTTGTCGGCGATCTTGACGGTCGTCACAGACCCATCGGCGATTTCAGCGGTTCCGACGCTGCCGTCAGTGATCTCGGAAGACCCGACCGCGCTCAACACCGCCAAGGCGCCCAGCCCGAGCGAGGTGCGGGCCTGAGCCGGCGTCTCCGTTATCCACGTCGAGCCGTTGCTCACGATGAAATTGTCCGCGGCGTGGCTCAAACCGGCCAGAGCCGTGAGATCCGCGTCGAGGGGCTGATAGCTGCCGGTGTCGAGCACCCAGGTGTTTGCCCCCGTCTTGGTCAGAAAGCCCGAGGTGCCTGCGAGGCCGGCAATGGCCGTCAAGTCAGCGTCAAGGGGCTGATAGCTCGAGGTATCGAGCACCCACGTATTGGCCCCGGTCTTGGTCAGGAAGCCCGACGTTCCGGCAAGCGCGCCGATGGCCGTCAGATCAGCATCGAGGGGCTGGTAGGACGTGGTGTCGAGCGTCCAGGTGTTGGCGCCCGTCTTGGTCAGGATCCCGCTCGTGCCCGCAAGCCCGGCGATAGCCGTGAGATCGGCGTCGGCATCCTGCTTGGAGCTCTGCAGCGCCGTGATCGCGTCGGCTCGCGCCTTGATCTGCGTGTCGACCGTGTCCCAGTTAGAGTTGAGGTAGGGCCCCCAGGCATCCTCTTCCTCGAACGGATTGGGCTTTATCAGGCCGTAGTTGGTGGTTACTGTCGTGCCCATATCAAATGATCCTCAACGTGCGGCGAAGCGGCGTGCTGCCAAGCTTCACTCTCTTGGGGTTCTCGTTCGCGGCCTTGAGCGCCGAGAGATATTTGGCCTCGAACAGGGCCGCGCGGTCGTCTTCGACGATGTAGTTCGAGCCCTCGATCAGGCAGGCCCAGAGCATCAGATCTGAGTAGCTGGTCGTGAAAACGTTTGAGCTCACGGACACCGAGATAGGCGGCACTGCGACGAAATAGTCGATGGCCACGATGGTGCCGTCCACGAGGGTCGGCCAGAGGATGATCTGCCCCGCGTCGATCGCGAAGAGACGCTGCGTCTCGTCATCGGCCGCCTTGCGGTTGGCGATCTCGCCCTTGGTCGCAGCCTCGTAGGTTCCGACACCATCGACCGACACCTGGCGGATCCTCGAGAAATCCGCCGGCAAAGTCACTGAGCCCGAGGCCGCCGTGCGGTTGATCGTGGCCTCCATCTCCCAAGCGTTCAGCTCCCGGTTCAGCCGAGACTGCGCCAGGCTGATGAAGCCCTGAACCTCGGCATCGGTCAGGTTGTCGGCATTGAGCCAAGTGCGGACCCCAGCAGTCCATGCGGCGTAGTTGGCGTAGAGCGTCACTTGGCGCCTCCCGTGCAATCCCGAGCCATCTGCAGCAGCCGCTCCTGGAGGGCGTCCTGCTTTGCGAGCTGCTTCTGGACGAAGGCGTCAACGCCCGTGACGCGGCGGTGCTCCCACCAGCCGAAGCCCGCGATCAGCACGACGTTCAGAAGCAGCAAGCCCGTCAGGATGGGGCTGGCCTTGTAGGCGTCGACGATGCGGCCGGCGAGCTCGTCGGTCATTGCACCAGGCTCCTGATGTAATTGCCGCAGGCCTTGGCCGTCTGCAGCTCAGGCTTGCCGGGAATGCCGAAGGCAATGTCCACCTTGCCATTCTGCTTGATGCCCAGTGTCGTCTGGACCTCGGCGTGGGAGAGCACCGTCGAGGCCGTTACGGGGATCCCGTACTGCTTCGCCAGCTTCTTCACGAGGGCCATGCAGGCATCAAACTGGACCTTGGTCAGAGGATACTTGCCAAGCCTGCCGGGCCCTTCAGCGCCGAGCATACCAGCCATCGCCACGCCGATTGATCCGGCATTGCAGCCTCGCGTGTGGGCCGCGTAGATGCCATCCGACGTGCTGAGATTGTCTTCGATCGGGTGATCGCCCTTCACGATCGTGCCGTCACCGGCAACAATCCGATGGTAGTGCTCGCGGTCAATGTCCGAGACATTGTGCGAGCCAGCCGACCAATGGAGGATGATCCGCTTCATGCTCACGCGGCAGGCTCCGCGGGAACGTAATAGCTCATCCCCCCCGCCCAGATGCGCCGGGGGTTGTCTACGGAAGCGGGGTCAACC